AAAGATAACTAAAGCACCAAGTCTTTGGTATCCTGAATGGAAGAAGAGGAGATATGCTGACAAGCGATACGTTGATGAATCCTAAACATCCAGTTTATATAATATCTAAAGAACGATGGGATAGTCGTCATACGAGTACAGCTCTAGAGAAAATGGATATGCCATACTCTATTGTCGTTGAAGAGAATGAATATGACAAATATGCTAGTGTCATTGACAAAGATAAAATTTTAATACTACCAGAACAGTATATCAAGGACTACGACTCATGCACCTTGGACCACGGAACAGGATCTGGTCCTGCGAGAAATTTCTGTTGGGAGCATTCATTAGAAAATGGCGCCACAAGTCATTGGGTGTTAGATGATAATATAAAAGCATTTGGTAGAATAAATAGAAATTTATATATTCATGTTACATCAGGAACTATATTTAAAGCTGCAGAAGATTTTATAGAAAGATATGAAAACGTTGCTCTTGCTGGATTCAATTATGATTTTCTGGCTAAAGCTAAAACAAAACTACCAGCATTCGTTAAAAATACTAGGATTTACTCATGTTTATTAATTAAAAATGACATACCCTACCGTTGGCGTGCAAAGTATAATGAAGATACAGATTTATCAATTAGAGTTTTAAAAGATGGTTGGTGCACTATTCAATTTAATGCATTCATACAAGAGAAGGCTACTACGCAAACTATGAAAGGTGGCAATGAAGAGATTTATAAAGATGGCACATTAGATAAATCTAAAATGTTAGCAAGATTACATCCAGATGTTGCTGAAGTTGTTTGGAAATTTAATCGTTGGCATCACCACGTTGATTATAGATCTTTTAAAAATAATGAATTAAAAAAGAAAAAAGGATTAAAGATTCCTGAAGGAATTAATAACTACGGAATGAAAGTTATTAAAATATGAGTTGTTTATCTTTATTATTTGCATTGTCTTTACATGTTGGATTAGAAGGAGATTATAATTCGTATCATCCTCACGCACGTTGTGAAAAAGATTCTTTAATTTCTGGAATTTATTATAATTCTGAAGATAGAATTAGTAGTTATGTTGGTCTTCAATATGAAGGATTAGAATTAGGTTTAGTTACAGGTTATAGTTATAGTAATATAGTTCCCATGATAAGATATAAAAAAGATAATTGGTTTATTGCTCCAGGTTATGAAAAAAATGGTATTAAAGGAATTGTTATTGGATTAGAATTTAAAATAAAATGATGGATGAAAAAGATTTAAAAGAATATGAAGATAATATTAAGTTTATGCAAAGGATAAAAAAATCTAATAAATACAACTATATACGAGGAAAACAGATCACGGACCATGAATCTGGAAAGAGAATTTATGACATCGTTGGCACTAGACTTCCTTCTGTGACTACGATATTAGGTCAAACAAAAAATCAACAATTTTTAAAAGATTGGAAAGCTAAAGTTGGCAATGAAGAGGCAGAGCGGATTAAGAATTTATCTAGTAAACGGGGGACTTCCATGCACAAATTCTTGGAATCTCATATACAAGGTGTTGGCTACGATGATCTTACGCCAATCGGATGCGAGGCGAAGCCCATGGCCGAAAAAATTATTGAAGTGGGTCTTACACCTATTTCGGAATACTATGGTAGTGAAGTTATGCTACACTATCCTGGGTTGTATGCTGGGTCTACTGATCTCGTATGCTTACACAATGATCTAGAGACTATCGTAGATTTTAAACAAGCAAATCGCCCCAAGAGAGAAGAATGGATTGAAGATTACAAATTACAATGTGCAGCGTATGCACTAGCACATGACTATGTTTATAGATCTACTATTAGACAAGTTGTCATAATGATATGCACACCAGATTTATACTATCAAGAATTTAAAATACAAGATTCAGAACTTAAAAAGTGGAAACATAAATGGTTGGAAAGATTAGATATGTACCATGAATTAAAGTTTGATGAAAAAGAAAGAACTAAACCAATGAAAGCGGAGGATTTTACAAAATGAAAAAAGATGAAGTTACATTAATTTGGAAAGGAAACAAATTACCCTGTGAAAACTGTAAAGTAATGTTTAAAGATAAATTTGACAAAGAATATACAGTAGAACTATCTAGATTGATTAGAGTGTTTAATAATAATATTTGGCAGAACAAGAAGAGTGTAAAATGAATTATGAAACAAAACAATTAATAGAGGAATTAAAAGTTTACCGAGATAAAATGGTAGCGCGTAATTATCCCTTCCAAGAGATTAGTGACATTATTACCAAATGGGAAAGTAAGAAAGACTTCTTAGAAGAAGCAGAAAAGGAGAAAAAGGAACTCAATGAAAGTTACCAAGAATCAGTCAGACAAGCAGAAGAAAGAAAAAAATAACTGGGGAGGAGCGAGAGAAGATTCTAAGTTAATTAAAAAATACGCTGACGAATGGTGTAGAGATAATGGCTATCCTATTCATCAACGAAGAAGAACAAAGTCTTCTCAAAAAGCTTATCTAGCTTTTAATTTTATTTTACCGTAAAAAGAGTAATTGTGGCAGAAATGTGGCAAGATTAGGGCACATATTTGCGACACCTAGGGTGTCGCAAGGGTGTCGGGGGGGTGTCGCAAGTGTCGAACTTTTTGACAAAATTGTACACTTTTGTCGCAGTTTGACTGAATTTTGATCCATTATTATCCCATTTTTCGACACTTGCGATACCCTTGCGATACCCTCCCGAGGGGGGGGGTGTCGAAAGTATTAGTCAATGATACCAACGCTTATAGGTCATTTTGGATCATTTGCGACACCTTCCAACTTTTTTTGTGTTTAGCGCAGTTAAAAAAAATTTTTTCTCTGTAGGGTATCGCAAAGGTCAATTATGGCATAAATAAGGCAAATGAGTATAGGAAACGTTATGGCGCTGGCAATTGACATGATGACAGAAAAGGATTTTTGGGATATGTTTCAGAAGAAACATAATCCGAAATACTATAATGCCAAAAAGAAAACCCAAAAGAAGAAAACCAAGAATAAGAAAACAGGTTGTTCCAAGTCAACCAAACGATATTCCATTTTCAAAATATAGAATTGAATGGGTTGACGCGTTAAGTGATTCTGGTTGGGCCGATGATAGAGAATTTAATAAGATGAAATTAGCTAGACCAATAAATGAAGGTTGGGTATTTTCTAAAGATGACGACTCAGTAAAAATATTTGCGTCTTATGATTTAGATCCTGTTACAAAAGAAATTACTTTTGGGGATCGGACGATGATTCCAACTTCTTGGGTTGTGAAGATGACGAAGATTCAGTAACTTCTGTTGCTTCACCTTCAACTTGTTTTGCATTTAGGATAGGTGCATAATCTTCTAATATCTTTTTCATCTTAGCTTCTAGTTGTTCTTCAGACATTTCTTCTAGCTTCCCAGTTTTTATTATTTTCCTATCTATGTATAATCCTGCAGCCATTCCTCTGTTTTTCTCAGCATTGGTTGCTGCTGAAAAAGCACCTTTATTTAAAGCGGCTTCTCTAATTTTACCAAGTTCTGCTACGTGTTTGTCGTAAGTGACTTCGTATTTTTTAAGTTTTTCTTCTCTTAATGCTCCAATATATTGTACCACAAGTGGAGACAACCTAGGGTTTTGTAATTCTGAGGCTTCTTGCCTACATCTTTTCTCTGAATACCCAGCTGCTATTGCTGCTTCAGCGCCTGTAGTCCTACCTTCATTGAATACTAGATATTCAGCAAATCTTTTCTGCATTTCTGTTAATCTTTTTGGAACTCCCATATTGACAATTTAAGGTAACTATCCTATATTGTCAATATGAAAGATGATCGAGGAGAATTAGATTTAACTAAACAAATAGAAGATAAAGATGCACTCATACAGAATTTGCGTATGCGTATTAGAGATATGTTAATTATAAGCGAACAACACAGAAATATACTAGGTGAAGAGATAGCTAAAGGTAAGAAGTTAGAAAAAGAAGTTAAGGCTTTAAAAGTACAGATGTCAGAGTACCTGAGTGTAAGAGATAAATAATGCTAGTAAAAGATTTACAACAGTTCTTAGGAACTTTCACAGATAAGCTTAAAGGCAATGCAATTAGTCATGCTAGAATATATGTTGAGAAGGATGGCTATCTTGAGGATATAGTAAGAATGGAAGTGCAAGAGCATACAATAATTGGTCAGCCAGGATTAAGATTAGTTCTTAAAACTCAGAAAGAGAAGAAGATCCATATGGATGATAAATTAATTAAACCATATTAAGGAGGAAAAATGGAAATAACAGACCAACAAAGAAAGCAACTATTAGATTATTTAGCTTCAAGACCATACAATGAAGTATATCTTTTGATTGCTATGTTGATTAGTTTAAAGCCTAAAACTAATGGCAAAAAGAATGACAACGTTACCCCTAAAAATTAGTGGGTGCTGAGGTTAAATTATATAAAAAACTTAAAGCTAAAACACCTAAAATTATCTGGAATCGTATTGAAAACCTTGCTATTCCTGGCATGCCTGATCTATTGGGTTATAATGCTAATAGCCACTTTTTTACAGTTGAACTAAAAGTCACAAAGGGTAAAAAATTAAAGTTCAGTCCACATCAAATTGCGTTCCACGTGACACATCCTAACAACACGTTTATCTTGGCCGAGACCCTTGATCCAAGAGCCGGGAATCGTTTTCATTTGTACCGTGGTTCATGTATCATGGAACTAGTGCCGGCCGGCTTGCAGCTTGGAGCTTGTTGCTTGGGACTTGATTCTATTCGGGATTTTTTATATCAGCTTGGAGCTTGACGCTTGGAGCTTGACGCTTGGCGCTCGGCCGTCCCGGCCGGGATCCCTCAGCTTGAGGCTTGTCGCTTGAAGCTTGCTGCTTGGAGCTTGGGACTAAGCTTTCGCCATTACGCGGTAAAGCTTCTATTGAGTCCCTGTATTGCTTACGCAATTCTTTATAATATTTTGGGTGATAGAAAACCATTTTAATGTTTACCGTATGATATATTTTTTATTTCTTTATTCCAGCAATTTCTGCAATCTTTACATTGACCGTCCTGCGAAGGGGCCGGGCATGTTGCGCCAGCTGTAACCACTGTTGAAGTGTTGGGCCAGGTACCAGTTACTGGCTGGTCAATCATTGGTATACTAAAACGAATTATTAAATTGTCAGGG